CGACGAACCTTTTTATAAAGTTTCGGACTCTTTACATCAAGGTAGATTTCCCCGTTAGCAGCAAGACGAAGAGTGCTAACATCTTTCTTGAATTTTTGGATCAGAGACATTGTTTTGTTTGTTTACCTAGTTATTATAAGGTGTTTGGGTTTTTGTGTCAAGTGTGCCAGTCAAGTAACTGGCAAGTCGGGGTGACACGGATCGAACGTGCGTCTTCTTGCTCCCAAAGCAAGCCGTCTACCTCTGACTTACACCCCGTTACACCGTTATTTAGTGCGGTGTATAAGCATTATACCTATAATCGGCGGAATAATCAATCCCCCTCCACAAAGTCCTATCCACACGGGATTTGTTGCAAGTACCTCCACAATATGAAAAATCATATACCTCTCCAGTTTTTATATTCATAATGAAAGTATTGATCGACAGTATTGTCTAATGGTGGTTGAACATCCCACTTAGACCATTCTCTACAAAACTGTTTAATATAGTGATCGTTTAAAACGCCCCTACCATAAGATCTCACAAAACAAGTCATTGCAAAAGAATATCGTTGTTTAGTGTGGGTAAGCATTGTTCAAACCCCAATAAATGAATAATCCAATGGAACCAAAAAGTAAAAATGAAGATATAAAAAGATTAGTCATCGTCTTCGTCCTCGTAAGTTGAAGGTTCTTCAAATAGTTCATCCATTTTTAATTTTTGTATAAGATCATAAAGTTGTTTATAATCTTCTTCTAACATAGTTAATTTAAAGTAATTTTAAGAAATGGAAGCAAAGGTGGAATCACACCTACAAGTCTTAAAAGTCCCTCAGCAAATAAAGAAAGAACCACCCAACCGACGCACATACTAATGATAGAAGCATTACGGTTGTGTCGTCGTATTGCTGCATCGATCATCTCCTGCACTTCTGTTCGAGTTACATAATCATCATCAAATGGTTCCATCATTTTTCATCACCAAGAAACTTTGCCAGAGGGTCTTTTCTGGTTTTGACTATTTCAACCGCCCTTTTATAAAACATATTATCGGTGTTTCCAGAGGCTTCAAAAGTCTCCTTGATCCTCACCCAGTTCTCATAGGTGTGTTGATCCATAGGGTTTTATGTCGAATACTACTACTTATGATAATCAGTAGTTCTACTTTGTCAAGTTTGTGTTGATACAAAAATATAGATTAAGAAAATCTAAAACTTTGTAATATTTGTAACGGAAAGGGTGGGATTCGAACCCACGGTGCTACTAACACGGCAGTTTTCAAGACTGCTGCCATCAACCACTCGGCCACCTTTCCAGATTATGATATAATATACTATATCTATTTTAGTCTGTCAAGTGCTTATAAAACCTTCAAGAAAAAGAATTGAGTTTGAACGACTTTTACATCACCTTGGATATAAAGATCGTCTACCAGTTTATCCAAAAGAAAATAAAAGGTATAATCAGACCAACTTTAAATGTTCCGATGGAGCAATGGCAATTTATACTTTCATCATACTTTATCAAACTAAAAAAAGTTACTTATATTTGGAGTTTATTGATCACTACAACTCCCCAGACTTAAAAAAAAGAATTCAATCTCTTGCTAAAAAAATACATTTTCGCAAAAAAGCAAGAGTTGCCGAAGTTGGATATGAAGTCAAATACACAAAAAAACCAAATGAGTTTTCATTAGAAGATAGAAAAAAAATTTTCTATCATTTTATGAGGTTTACCCATGAACATTTGGCAAAAGGTATGATAAAACTTTCCCCAAGACCTAATGATGTCCTAGTTGCAAAACCACATGGACCAAAAATCAATGAAGGATTTACGGAGTCTTCATTGATTGTTGGAAAACGCCAAAGGTCTTTAGTTGCACGTAAGTTTGGTTTTGGAGAACTACAAGAAGATGGATTTCAATACGCCCAGTACGATGAAAATTGCGTATTGAAACCTATCTAATTTCAAAGTCTAGACGTCTAACCTTTCGTTGCCTTCTTGCTTCTTGAAAAGCAAGATCTTCACTGGTAAGAAAGCCAGTCTTTGTTTTATTTTGATAAGAATTTAACATTAAAACACTAGACAAATCAACCGCAGAGATTTTGTCTCCGCGAATAGTTGTCATATTAGAACAACCACAAGTTACAGTTTTAGTAGGATGCCCCTCTAACTCTTTACCACAAGAACGACATCTGATTTTTAAATTTTCCATTTTATTATTTTATTCAGTAAATGATCTAAGCATCCAAATAAACTTACCATGAGACTCATTTAAGTCATCAAGAAGATTAATGGTTCCTCTTGATTTTTTAGATTCAGATTCAATGGCTGCAGAATCGAGCATAGAAACAATTTTTTTATGATCTTCCAAAAGATCTTTGATCATTTCCATTTCAGAAATATTAGTCTTAGCTTCAGTAACCCCAGAAACTTCTAAAACTCTTGTTAAAGAGCTTATTGGTTTAATACCAAGATATCTCATGTGTTCAGACAATCTATCAATCTCTTCCTGAATACTAAGGTATTGCTCTCCAAAAAGATCATGTATTTGTTTAAAATCTGAACCAACAACGTGCCAGTGGTAAACCCAAGTTTTTTGAAAAAGTAAAAAAAGTGATGCTTGCGTGTCACTTAAAAGTTTATATAAAGTTTCCATTATATCATTTTTTAGGTATTTATAAAGTGGGCAATATCGGATTCGAACCAATGACCAACTGCGTGTAAAGCAGCTGCGCTACCGCTGCGCTAATCGCCCAGACATTATTCAATAATATTATATCTATTTTGAAATATAATTGAATCATCCATAATTTCTGCCATATATTTTAAAACTTTTTTCTCAAAGCTGTAAGGAGATGGTTGTAAAAAGGAGTTGGTACTATATCTAGTTCCAGATGTAATTTCATCTACACCATGCAACCAATGAAGACCTGCTGGAAATATTAAAGCATCTCCACATCCGAGTTTAACCTTATAGTTTCCATTAAAAAAAGAAAAATCTCCACCCTCATAATCATCATTCAAATTAAAAGTGATGCTTCCCTGAGAAAATAATCCCCAATCAGTATGCTGGTGCAAATATGCCCCCGTTTCATATTTTAAGAGTCTTTGTACACGCGAATATGCAAAATGGTTTTTAAATGTATGGAAGAATAGTTTTTGTCGATTTAAATATTGACAATAAAGATTAATAACTTTTTCAGTTGCTGAAAATATTATAGAATATTCTTCCGTATTTTCTTTTATCTCCAAAGATTTAAACAGCGAAACTTTTTGCACCTTATCACTAGAATCAAAGGAAGATTCATGTTCAGATCTATAACTATTTTTTTCATAGAAATCAATAAGTTTTATGCAATCATTCTTAGAGAGAAATCCAGGAACATGATATATTAAATCAATTAATTTAAAGTCCATATCTACTTATTTGAGATTATATATTCTACCGTATTTGCTACATCATTCATAGCATCCCGCAAATGAGTTTGTTGTCCAGATTCCTGTCGAACGATTGGACGATGATCATCAGTCAATGTCCACCGCCAAAGGTTCATATCTTTACAATGCCAGAGATTAATTTTCATTCTTGAAGTGCTCCAAACGTACCCAGTTAAGAAGTGCATTCAACTCATACAACTCTTGTTTGTATGTACCATACTCTGGATAGTTTGGATCATCAACTAGTTGCGAATCTTCAATAAAAGATATTTCACTTTTCAGAAAATCAGCATAATGCTCAAAGGCAGTAATGGCAAGTTGTCGATCTAGTTGCGAAAGAAGAGACATAAACTTCCTGACTCGTTACTTATAATACATTGAAAAGGGGGTTTTGTCAACCCCCCCTCAGCTATCAGAACCTAAAGGTCGTCTGAATCACACCACCATAGTTATCCGAAGCATTCTTGAGTCCTTGGTTGTTGGACACATAGAAGATCGAAGGAGTGATGCTGATGTTGTCACTGACCTTATAACGATAGAAGGTTTCCCACATAATAGCTTTCTGACTATCAGCAAGAGAAGCAGCATTACCAGGGGCACCGATGGCAAAACCAGCAGCATTACCCTTAGCAAACACATCACTCCACTGAAGACCAGCAAACCATGTCTGGGAGTTGGTAGCACCAGTAGGAGTGGTACGACCAGCAGCATTCAGACTAACATCGTTCCAACCATAAGCACCCGAGATCGAAGGTACGATACCCGACTTCTTAGGTTGCCAGTATGCGTTGATAGCATAGCTGTTGGAGGTTTGACCAGCAGCAAGAGCACCAGAACCACCGTTGATGGCATTAAAGTTACGAACACGGGTTCCTTCAGTACCATAACGATAACCAAATGCAACACCATACTGAGGAGCACGGTAACCAATCTGAGCAAGAGTGTTCAGAGCACCAGTCTCATCAAACTGACCCTTGGAAGAGTTGTCACCGTTCTGAGCGACATAGTTCAAACTAGCAACGATACCACCTTTCTTTCCAGGTTGAGCATACTGAATACCAAAACCAGAACCAGTTGCCTTGTTATAGACACCAGGAGCACCAGCAACTTGGAAGAAGTCTAGAATATCAGACTTGTATGCAGAAGGAACCCATGCCATCTCGGTGTTACGAACGATAGCACCAGCAGTCAGAGTTACACCTTTAGCAAGTGCAGGGAAACTGTAGTACAAACGGTCAAGAGTAACTTGGTTTGCATAAGTTTCTGCTTTGTCCAGTTTGAACAGAGACGAGGAAGAACCGAAAGGTTGTGAAGAGAAGTTACCCGAACGCAGACGGGTCTTCAGCAGATCCTTACCAGTGAAGGAAGTATCAAAGTTCAGACGAACATCATAGTTAAAAGCGGTATTTCCAACATTAGTTCCGTTGGCAAGACGAGCACCTTCTACACCACCAAGAACGAAGGTTGCTTCACCACGCAGTTTGGTAGTAGTAGAAAATTGTTGTGCTTGGAGTTGACCAACCTGAGTTTCCAGTTTGGCAACACGACCACGAATGACTTGGAGTTCCTTAGCAAACTCATTCGCAAGACGATTGAGTTCATCAGTAACTTCAGTCACACGATCCAGACAAGCATTCAGAAGTGCTGCTGCCTCAAAACGAGTCATTGACTTTTGACCACCATAAGTGCCGTTGGGATAACCAGCAACACAACCATAACGCTCGACAAGATTGTTGAGTGCCTGATAAGCCCAATCGGTGGGTTGAACATCAGACAGTTGAGTGATACTTGAGACCTGTTCCGAAGTGGAATATTGGTTGACTGCTGCCATGTTAAGGTCTGCGGCATTCGCAGCAACAGGAGCAACCATTCCCAGAGCAACAGGTGCAAGCATCAGTTGTTTGAGTTTCATAAAAAATTTGTTTTAGTACTAAACGACATACTGAGTGTTCGTGCAAGTAGTTGCGGCACAATCACTTCACGGTATTTATCTTAACATTTTCTTTGGGATTATGTCAAGTCTTTTGGTTTTATAAGCGGAAGACGAGATTCGAACTCGCAACAACCTGCTTGGAAGGCAGGGACTCTACCGTTGAGTTACTTCCGCAATGGTAGGGATTTACCCAGCCTCAGAGTTTCCTCTTCACAGGCACGGAACCCCACGCACTTCACTTCACACGGACTTGAGAAGTATATGACATAATGATTATTATGTCAAGAGCCCCCGACAAGACTTGAACTTGCGACAACCGCTTTACAAAAGCGGTGCTCTACCAGCTGAGCTACAAGGGCGAAACAGGGGAGGCCATCCCCCTGACCTAGAAATATTCTAGGTTTTAGTTGGAAGGAGTGCTCTTGAGGTTATCGCAGGATCACTTCCAACTCCCCCACCTGGACTCGAACCAGGAACACTTTGATTAACAGTCAAATACTCTGCCAATTGAGCTATAGGGGAATGTTGGTAGGAGGGATTTCTATGTGCCGACAGAATCACCTTTCACATCATCCAGTCTAAACCAGCGAGAGGTGTTGCACTTCCTACATTTGATGGATTAAGTGTGATATACCTCATAAGGATATAACAGGGACTTAACCTCTATCAAGGTATATAGTAACAAACTTTTGCAAGTTTGTCAAGCGTCCTTTGAGAGATTCGAACTCCCGACACATATGTTACTTATAACAGGCAT